TCCGGGATTCCCGGTGGTAACGCCAGTTTTAGTCAGCATGTTCCCGCAGAGGTTGTAATGGGACATGCCGTTTTTGATGGGAGACAGTGTCGTTGTCGGGCCGGCCAGCCCACCATACGTGCCCGTGATGTAGGTTGAGTACGTGCCGTTCGACGCAGCGGTCGTGAAAAACGGATACACGCCGACGAACTTCGTGCAATCCTCGAACGCCATCTCGACCTGAATTGACGTTGCGGAAAAGCCGCCCGACAGCGTTGGCAGCAGCAGCTCAAACGCGTTGGCGGTCACATCCGTTGCAGTGGCCGTGACGCGGTAGCACTGTTCGCCCTTGTACGTTTCCCAGCCCTGCGAAATGATCGTGCAATTTGCCTGCGGGACTGCATTCAGGCTGCCGCCAGTAGTCGGATCGAACCAGACAAACGCTTGGCGGGAACGCGGAGCGCCGGCTAGATGTATGCGACGCCCCCCGATTTCTATGTTCATCGGCGCCGCGCCGGACACCCCCGCCAACGTTACAGTCCCCCCACCCGGAGAGGTCTCGAAAGAAACATAGTTTTCCTGAGCCCATTTACCCTGACCGTAATGACGGAAAACTTTTCCACTCGGTGTTTCAACAACGTCCCCTACTTCAAAAAACATGCATGGTACGGGAGGGGCTTCGACCTCAGTTTTGTACTTCGCCATCATTACACTCCGAAATAATGCGCCCTATTATGCGCGGCAGATGAGAAAAATCAGACTGACTTCTGGAGCGCCACCTCACACCCCCATCATCGTGCGCAGCATCACGCGCGGCCAGATGAAGGTCAGCGTCAGCCACGCGTTGAAGTTCGCGCGGGCGATCTTCTCCACAGCCTCATTCCAGCGCAACGCGTCGATTGCAGCGGGGCGCGCGTGCGCGGCCTTCCATTTGCCAAGGTCAGTTACTGGTGCCAGCACGTTCGTTCTCCTCGTAATTCGGGTGGCGGGCCTGCTTCCAGTTGCAACCCTCGACCATAGGTTTCACCTTGAGGCACTTGTGGCTCCAGCTCGGGTAGATGTACTGGCTGTGCCGGTGTGCGCACTGGCGGCAGGTCATCGGGAGTTCCTGGTAGCTCATGCCCAGCCTTCCTTGCGCTGCTTGATGCGCTGGTAGAGGCTCGTTGCGCCGGTCCAGATCACCACGATCCCGAAGCCGACCAGTGGGTCAACACCGAGCGTTGCGGCGATCTGCTGCCCCTGCTCCGTCCATGCAGCCATACCTGCGGAAAGGCCAGCGAGGATGCTGGTCACGCTCGCCGTAGCAATCGGGCTGTTCTTGAGCGAGGATTCTGGCTCGACAACATGGGGCATGGGTTGCGAGTCGTCGGACAAGTACATCGCCGCTTCTCGCGCACGGCGAGAGGTCAACCCATCGACAACCTGAAGCACTCCGTTGACACGAGCCTTGTTCCACAGCGCGAACGCTCGCGCGGCAGACTGGCGGGCGCCTTCGTTGTGGCGCTTGAGCACCGTCGATTGCGCAAATCCGTGAGTGCCGATGTTGAAAGCGAGGCTCACCATCGCGCCAAGCTCGTTGTCCGAGGCGTCGCGCTTAAGCAGCTTGACCACGCTCGATGTGAAGATGCTCAGGTCGTTGATAAACCACTGATCGGCCTGCTCTTGGGTGCAGGTGTCTCCCATCTTCACGCCGCTAGTGTGGCCCCAACCGATCGTTGGAACCCCAGCGGGGCAGCGGTATGCCTTGAGCTTACAACCCTCCGAGCGGGCGATCTCCAGCACCGCGTCGTAGGCGATGGGCCAGTTGAGCTTCGGGTTCGGCAACACGTTCATGGCAAAACCCCCACCTTCTTGGCGACGAACATCACGGCAGCGCCGGCTGTGGCCCACAACATCGTCGTCACCCAGGCGCTGGTCTGCTGTTGCTGCGGCTGCAAACGCTCCAACGACCCAAGCCGCTGCTCGATACCCGTCAGCTTCAACTCAACCTTGTCGATCTGCTTGAAGGCCCGCGAGAGGGCTTCGTTGGTCTGCGACTGCCGTTCTTCAACCAGGGCGAGACGAGTCACTGCCGTCGCAATCTGGCGAAGCGTCTCTTTGAGTTCGCCCACGTCGTCCGAGAGAACCCCGAGGCGCGTGATGACCACGTTGATGTCGGGATCAGGCATCAGAGACCCCCGTATGCGACCACACGGGTCTTGTGCTTTTCACGCTCGAACTCGGACTTCACGAGCGCACAGTAACGAGCAAAGACGAGTTCGTTCTCGTCCGCCCGCGCTCTGTCGAATGTTTCCGCGTCTTGCTTGCGGTATGCCAACGCCTTCATGGCGTTGAGCAGGTAGATGTGGTGCTGATCATCAACGTCGACAAACTCTTGGTCGTCGCCCGTGATGTCGTTGAGCGGCAGACGATAGACGCGGAGCTTGATGGTGTCGTCCGCTTCAGGGACGTTGACCCAGCGCACGATGCCTCGCTGCATGCCAATGACCATCGCGACAACCGGCCCCACCTGATCGCTCAGGGTGAACGGGCGGTTGCTGCCGTAGTCACTACGTCCGAGACGACCGATGTCGGTCGAGTTGATGATCTCGACCGGGCGGTTGTCCGAAGTGCGCTGAGCAGACATGAAGCGCAAGATGCGCTTGCTGACTTCGGACGTAGGCTCGTTCGCCGTTGCGCTGACTTCGGTGATCAAAGACGTGAAGTCTGCGATACCGCCAGTCAGCCGTGCGAACGCCTTGTATGCCGAGTCCATGTACTCCCAAACCTCAACGTCTTTCCAGAGGTAGGGCTCGGCCTCGTCAGCGACATCTGAACGAAACAGCTCGAAGAGCCTCGTCGAGTTCATCACTCACCGGCCCGGTAGGCTTGCCACAGCGCGACCACTTCGTTGCGGTCAACGTCGAAGTCCACCAGCTTCTCGACAGCTTTCACGCTCGGCACACCCGCGCCGGTGAAGTCCTTCGAGTCGTTGCGCTCAGTCAGCAGGGCGAACGCCGTGCGAATCTGTTCAGCACGCTCGTCGTGGCTCAGCGGCGCGACTTCAGGAGTTTCAGGGTCGAGCATGTCGGGGTTGGCCCCGTCGACGCGCTCTGCGCCGATGCCGCGTGCCTCACGCTCGATGAGCGCCGGGACAAAGGTCGGCACGTTCTTGACGAAGTTCACGCTGTGCCCCGTCATCGAGCGCAGCACGAAGTTCCGGTTCAGTACATATTCAGCCATCACTTACCTCGCTGTTTCAAAAGCCCCGGTGGGCCGTAGCTCACCGGGGAAGACCCGCATCAGTTGGAGACGGTCTCGGACCAGCGGTCGCGCATGATGTACTGGACGCGCACAGTGACCTTGCCAGCGGTCGAGGCCGCGCCGGTCGGGGCGACCGTGACGCGCAGGTTCTCACCTGTGCCCACGTAGCCGGTCGGGACCAGCGCGCTGCGGCCCGCTGCGGCGCGGTCGGTGGCACCCAGGTAGCGCGTGGCGCTAACCGAGTCACCCACCGAGATGTTGTAAGCGGTCGAGCCGGTCACAGCGGTTTCGGTGACGACCTCGCCGCCGACGACGATGGCGCGCGGGGGCAGGTTGATGGGTTCGAAGACGTTCGAGCCGACCGTCTTGAAGTCCTTGAGGACGCCGTTCACGTCGAGCATGGTGTCAGCGAATTCGAAGGTGAACTCGCTGCACAGCACGGTCTGAGCGGCGCGGGAGGGGGTGAGCTTAGCCATGTCCGTCTCTCCTTACTGAGCGGTGTACACGGAGATCAGGCCGTGGTCTTCCACGGTGCCGCCGCTGTACTGGGTCGTGAACTGGGGCTTGAGGAACCCAAGAATCTTGCCGATGCTAATGCCTTGGCTGTTCTTGTAGTCGTCGTACTCTTCGTCCCAGTAGGCGTTGCCGATGTCAGCCATACCCAGCGCTTGAGCGCCGCAGAACAGCATCTGGCAACCGTCGACCGCGCCGCCGCCGCCCCACTTCGAACCCGCGGCCGCGCCGCGAGTGTTGTAGACGTGGCGGTGTTCGTGCAGGTACAGGCCGTCGACCTTCACCGTCGAGCCGGAGAACAGCGGGTTGCTGCCGTCGCGGGTCTGGGCGTGGCGCAGGTTCTGCATGTAGGTCGGGTCGAGCTTGAGCTTCGCCATCGCCATCGGCGACAGGAAGACGTGGAAGGTTTCCTCGCCGCCCTGCTCGCGGATACCGCGAATGTAGTTGTCCTTGGCGTAAGCCTTCAGGGCAACCAGCATTTCCCAGGTCGGGGTGTCATCGGTGGTCAGGTCAGCCGTTGCGCCGTTGAGGATCAGGCCCGAGGTCTTGTCCCAGCGGAAGACACGCTTCGAAGTCGGCGCCTTCACGTCGGCGGCGAATTCGAGGTTCTTCAGGTCCGAACCGACACGCACGCGACCGTCGTTGTGCATGGTGTAAGACACACCCGACATGGTCAGGAAGGCGATCTGGTCGATACGATCCGAGGCCCAGTACGCCAGCTTGTCGCGCGACTGCTCGCGGAACGAGACGATGGACTTCTGGTCGGCCATGCGACCTTCGTTGTGGTTGGCGTTACGCATCTGGTCGATACGGATCACTTGATCGTACGACTTCAGGCGCTCTTCGTTGCCCTTCAGGGTGCGATCACCGACCACACCGTCGCCTTCCATGTCGGCAACCAGGGTGATAACAGCGCGAGTGCCCTTCTCCGACTTCTTCAGCTCAGTGACGTGCTGAATGACGGAGTTTTCGGACTTGCCGAGGAACTTGTTGATGAAGGACAGATTTCGAGCTTGGCTCCAGAAATCCATACTCCAGGTGGTTTTTTGCTCGTCGGTGAGCAGACCAAAGTTAGTGACAGCCATTTGGCTCTCCTTGCGAATTGAATCGAACGGTTCTCTGACACACTCTCACGGCGTCTTAGCGGTGCCTGTATCGCTGGCAACGTGCGAAACGAACGACCTTTTCAGCAGGGACGAGCTGCGCTACCTGTGTCGCTGGCAGCTAAGCGAGGGTGATCCCGTTTCGTGGGATCAATCCGGCGCATGTGCGGGGAGACGACCGCTGCTGCGCACCAAACACGAGGTTAAGCGTGTTGACGGAAGTCTACGTCAGACGCTATCAGAGTACAAGAACATCAGAGCATATCTCCGCGCAAACGCGCCTTCGTCGTGGCCGGTAGCGCGTTGAACTCTTCGAGCGTCATCTGTGCCACGTTCGGCATGGCTTTCTCACCGAGCTTGTCGCTGTCCAGACCCACGTCCTTCATGCTCGGCGGCTGCTTGGCCTGCACTTCGAGGTTCTTCTTCACCTGCTCAGCCTTGCGGTCGAGCACCTTCGCAGCGGCGAGACCCTGTTGCGCAGGGGCTTCGTCACGCGCTACGCGCTTCATCACGAAGTCCGTCGCGTTGGTGATGGCTTGGCTCGGCGGCATGCCACCCTGAACCAGCCGCGCCTGACGGTCGAGAATCATCTCGACCAGCTCGGGGTCGTAGGTCTCGCTCTTCGGGTTCAGCGTCGAGTAGTCCGCCTCCAGCTTCGCCACGGCCAGTTCGAAGCGCTCGGCTTCCAGAATCTGACTGGTGGCGGTGCGTGCGTCGGCCTGAGCCTCGGCGCGAGCAATCTGCCGCTCGGTGTGACGGATGGAGCGCATCAGCTCGGCGGCTTTCTCGGCCTCGCCGTCCAGCAAGAACTGCGCGTGCTGCTTCTCCATCTCGGCGATTCTGGTCTCCAGCTCTTCGGTCTGCTCGGTCTTCACCTGAGCCTGAGCGCGCTCGGCAAGCTGGCGCTCCAGCTCGGCAGCACGACGCTCAGCGGCCTCGCGGGCCTCGCGCTCCTTACCGACCGCTTCGTCGAAGCGCGCCTTCGGGATGCCGGCGAAGCGCCCTTTCTCGTCACGAGCGGGTTCCTCGGCCTTGTCCTCTTCAGGGGTTTCGACAGCCTCTTCAACGACATCTTCCTCTGTCACCTCTTCGACGACAGGCTCTTCGACCGGCGCCTCCGTCTTCAGCGCCTCGATCTCTTCAGGGAGGAAGTCACCACGGTCAATCGCTGCTTGGTCCAGACTCATTTACGCCACCTCGTTGTGCAGTTTTTCTTTCAGCGCGTAGCCCATCAGCGGCCACAGCTTCTGCACGGCGTTCTTTCGGGCGATCTTGCGACCCAACTCGGCGTCGAAGTTCTCCGGGCTGGCGCATGCGCTCTCGCCTGTCACGGTGAAGCCGTTTCGCAGCACGAGGACGCAGAAGGTCAGGAGACCCAAGGGCTGCGGTGTGCCTGCGGCAGCGTCGATGCTGGAGCAAGTGCTGGCGTAGCTGCGCACATTTACGTTGCTGGCGATGTCGTAGACGCTGGCCCGCGTGTCGTGCGCAGGATGATCCTCAGTCAGCCAGCGCAGGCGGAACCCATC